TTCTTCCACACCGTTAAATTCCCTAGCTCTATTTCTATTTGTGGAGTAACTAACATCTGAATTATTATCAGTTGGTTTGTTAGTTATATAAATTGGCATATCCCTATGACGGATGATGTAAGTTACAGTCTGCTTCATAGCGACCTCCTACCATTTCATGACTAAGTTAATTAGTCTGTCCTGTTCGTCTGTGTTCTCTTCAATCCATTCATCTATTGCTTGGTTGAATAAGTCTGATGCCATATCTAAGTCATTCTCATCTACGACATAAGCATGTTTAATTGGTACGTTGTTCATATCTTTAACTTGTATTGATATGCCCATATGACCTTTTAAAATGAATAGCTTAAAATCGAATCCGTTAACATGAATATTTTTGCGTATGATTTCGCCTATTTCGTAATACATCTTGACTTCCTCCGTTTTTCGTTTTATATTTAACTTGAATTTTATTTCTTAAGTGTTTGATACTGTTACTCATTGGCGTGGGTATCAGTCTTTTTTAAATTGATAAACTCTTTCATATCTCTAATAGCTTGGTTATAACCTTGAAGATATATTCTTTGTAATTTGTCATCTGCATGTCTCGGTATTTCTATGCCGTCATATTTTCCAGATACATAATCTTCAAAAATATCCTTCACTCTTTCGGTTATTCTTCTTTTTTCGTTTAGTAATTTGCTAATGTAACCGACAGAAAGACCGGTTAAACGACTAAGTTTGTTTACACTTAGACCGTCTTTTTTCATCTTTTCTCTAACTTGCTCGATTAAGTTCATGTTCATTCCTCCGTTGTTGTATTATAAAATCGAATATAATTTATTAAATCTTTGACTGTAACTTGTTGGCGCAAGTAGTAGTTTTTTTATTCTTCATAAAAGTATTCCTTATAAAATATGAATGTCGCTATACTTGCGAATCCCGCGATTGACCATGCTGTAGTGAAGTACAGCAATGGCATAAGCACAATTGCTAAGACTGTGAAGCATAGTATTGCTACTAGGTAGCTTTTATAAATGTTACTCATTTGATAACTCCCTCCTGCCTTAATACTTCGTGAATAATTCCGAGTTCGTACATTTTGTTAAACCAATAAGTCGCCATTTCTTCACTCATTTTTAGTTCCTCCTACAATTCGTTTTCGAATTTCATTTCAATTTGCTTGATTCTGTATAACGTAGCTTGTGACGGGAACCAATTAGCAATCATTTCGATTACATCATTGAAATGTTTTTGTCTTACATTCGTTCTTGAACTTGCACCAGTCATCTTTTTCACTTCTGAATTAATATCCCTGAATAATTCGCTACGTTGTTTTTGATTTGTTATCGCATGTAGTCTTTGTATGTGAGCTACTCTTTGATTGATAGTTCTAGTTAAGAAATTGTAGTCTCCCGCATCCAGTTTTTGATTTTCTTTCAAATCAATAACATCATCTTTTACGTTTTTAATTTCTTGTTTAGTTTGTTCTGTAGCTTCAAACATTAATCTCAATGCTTGCATTGGGTCGCTAGGTATTTGGTACGCTCCTGTTTTTCTTAACGTTGGTAAAACTTCCGAAGTTACCCAACGTTTGAACCGCTTCGCATTTTCTAATTTGCTAGAAAAGATTAAACTGTATAGTCCTGATTCGTTGATGATCGTTACATTTCTGTTTTGACCTGCCGTCGCGATTTGCGACGTCAGCTTATCTTCTGCATCAACATGTTTTGACAAAGCATCTCGTCCGTTTGCATATCCTAAAATGTCAGCAACATCTTTCCCTATAAAATATGGTTCTCCATCAACTTCTAATGTCCTTACTGGTAATTCTTCAAAATTAAATGTTTGTAATTCTTGCATAATGTTTATGCTCCTTTCATGTATAATGTTGTTATCAACCTAAGGAGGTGATAAGTATGAAACTTCTAGTTACTTTAAAGGATGGTTCAAAAAAACATGTTTCGGATTTAAAGAAAATTGTTTTTCCAGGATATGAAGGAATTGAAACTGTTACAAAAGAGGAAATCGAAACATTTTTTCTAGACCCTACTAAAACTTATGTGTTTGTTGGATCTCAAACTCTAAGTGTGGAGGCAGGGCAAATCCTTACCGTTGAATTTAGCTAACCTTTTTCAACAACTCTGCAACTGCTCGCAACAGTTCAGGGTTGTTGTTTCTTTCTAAACAGTAACTAGCATGCTTGAGTAATTTGAGTTTTAATTTATTTTTTTCTTTCGCAATTCTAAATTTTTGTAACATTTGTTGTTCCTCCTTTATTCGAAATCATCGATGGTTAATTCTGAAACTCTCTTTTCATAGATATATAAATAATAATTTTTGATATCTCTGTAAAATTTTGCTGCTAGGTTGTATTCACTTTCACTCAAATCTGAATTAAGCGTCACTCCAAAAATCGATAATGTTAATTTTCTAATATGATCATGAACATCTTGTACATAAGCTTTTTGATGAATTGATTCGAAGCCATGCTGATACTTTTTTAGTGGAATCGGATGATTAAGCTTCCTCAATCTTCCTAGTGACAAATCTTTTGCGAAATTGAGTTTTTTATTGATTTCTTCTAAATCGTCATTATTGATTCTTACTTTACTGAAAATTGCACCTGAACTGATTGGTTTCTCGCCTTTTATAGCATTTCTAACTTCTTTCGCTATAATTTCTTTCAACTCTTCTTTGGTTAACGTGATTTGTTCCATAGTGTCCTCCTTTTAAGATGTTATTTCGTTTTTGTGCATTTTTGGAACTCGCTCAATAAAAAAATATTCTGGAAATAGTTCTTGTATAGGTGTTTCGAGTGCCTTAGAAAAAATCATCGCTTCATCTAAATTAATAGGAATCTCTCCGCGTTCTCTTTTTCCGTATTGTTGACCCGAAACACCAATCAAACTCCCCATAAAGTCTTGGTTCTTTTTCGCCGCTTTTCTAAAGCTATATAAATCTTTGTGCATTTTTGGAACACCTCCTGAAAACAATACTACACCTGATGTTCCAAAATTGCAAGTGCTTTTTACATATTTTTTTGCCTCTACACATATTTTTATGTTTTTGTTGCATTTTTGGAACTGTAGGCATATAATGAAGTTATTAGTTAGATAATATGTTTAAAGGAGATAAAAATATGAGTTCATTTTCTTCGAATCTAGAACGTCTGATGAACAAAAGAGATATGAGTGATAGTGAATTAGCAGAATTAGTAGATGTAAATAGAACAACAGTCACAAGATGGAGAAAGGGAATTAGAAGTCCAAAACTAGATAAATTACCTGAAATAGCTAACGTTTTTGGAGTTAAACCCTTAGATTTAATACATGATATGGATGATTCGAAAATTATTGAAGAAATTCATAACGTGTCATCTCAACTCACGCCTCCAAGACAAAGCAATGTACTAAAATATGCGACTAATCAATTAGAAGAGCAAAATAATGACAGTGATGATAATCTGGTAGATTTCAATTCTTACATTCAAGAAAAATCCGAAGTGGATATATATGGTTGTGCGTCTGCTGGTATTGGTGAAAGATTATATAACGAACCTATTTCAAAAGAATTCGTAAGAGGTTATGTCCCCGCACATGATATAGCTTTAAAAGTAAATGGAGACTCAATGGAGCCGTTATTTAAAAATGGACAAATTATATTCATTGAAAAATCTCACACTATCAAAGATGGACAAATAGGCGTCTTTATTATAAATGGAGATGCTTACGTAAAGAAGGTTTATGTAGAAGATAACAGATTAACGTTGGTTTCTTTAAATAAAAAGTATAAAGATTTACATTTTTATGATAATGAAAGTGTGAGGTTAGTTGGAAAAGTTATTTTATAGGAGGTAGTAAAATGAATTTAAAAGAAGTTGACATTAACATTGAAGAGTGGGAAATGGTTGAAATCCCCTTTTATACAGAAGAAGAACTGACTTATAGGTTGAATAATGGTTTACCTATAACTAAAAGTGAACTTGAAGAACAGGAGTCGAAAAAATGAGTACTTATAAAGAAATTGAACACTTACACATCAATACTGGTGGTAAAGAGCTTACTCAAGAACAAATAGAAGAAGCCAAAGCTTTTATAGACAGTCAAGGATTTAAAGATATGATTCGAGAAGCTAAAGAGTCACGTCAAAGAGTTATGGAGTCTAAAATTACCGATAGAACTAAAATGTGATTAATAGCGCCTATATGGTGTTTTAATATAAAAAGTAAACAAAGGAGAAATTAAAATGAAAAGATTATTAGGTTTACTATTAGCAAGTACGTTGGTGTTAGGTGCATGTGGTAGTAACGACGGCGATAAGAAAGAGGAAAGTAAAAAAACAGAAACAAAGAAAGAGAACAAAGATAAAAAGAAAGAAACTAAAGAAAAAGCAGAAGCGAAAAAAGAAAATGCTAATCAAAACGATAACAATAATCAAGTAAACAACGAGAACAACACAAACGTTAACAACGATCAACAAACCAATAACACATCTAAGCAACAGGTACAGAAGGATCTTCCAGCTACCAATAATGGACAACAAGCACAACCACGCGACCCAAACGAACCTAGTTACGAAGAATATTTAAATGCTAAAAGAGCCACTGAAGAAATGGAAAATAATCCGGACAAAAACCAACATGCTGGAGGTGGTCCAGGAATGTCGTTAACACACCCTAATCAATCATATGATAGTTTTAGAAAAGAAGTAGGAAAAGCAAGAAGTGAAGCAATAGTTGTTCAACAATAAAATTTCGGGTAGCCCGCCTACCCTTATTATTTTTTGCCAATTTTGAGGAGGGAGCACATGAAAGTAGCAATTTACACTAGAGTTTCAAGCGCTGAACAGGCAAATGAAGGGTATTCTATACACGAACAAAAAAGAAAGTTAATTTCATTTTGTGAAGTTAACGACTGGAATCGATACGAAGTATTTTCAGACCCGGGCGTTTCTGGAGGTTCAATGAAAAGGCCATCATTACAAAAGTTGTTTGATAGATTAGAAGAATTCGATTTAGTACTAGTATACAAATTGGATAGATTAACACGTAATGTTAGAGATTTACTGGAAATGTTAGAAGTTTTCGAAAAAAACAATATAGCTTTTAAAAGCGCAACTGAGGTATTTGACACAAATTCCGCTATAGGCAAGTTATTTATAACAATGGTTGGTGCAATGGCAGAGTGGGAGCGTGAGACAATACGAGAGCGTTCTTTAATGGGTAGTCACGCTGCGATTAGAAGTGGTAAATATATTAGGGCTCGGCCATTTTGTTACGATTTAATAGACGATAAATTAAAACCTAATCAACACGCTAAATATATTCGTTTCATGGTAGATAAGTTAATGATTGGTAAGAGTGCGAGTGAAGTTGTTAGGCAGTTAGAAAGCAAGAAGAAGCCACCTGGTATAACGAAATGGAATAGAAAAATGATTCTTAATTGGATAAAAAATCCAGTTATGCGTGGCCATACTAAATTTGGAGACTTATTAATAGAGAACACTCACGAACCAATTATAAGCGAAGATGAATATTTAAAACTGATTGATATTATCGAAAAACGTACTTATAAAACTAAATCGAAACACAAAGCTATATTTAGAGGTGTTTTGGAATGTCCGCGATGCCAAAGCAAATTACACCTATCTAGATCTATAAAGAAATACGATAACGGTAAAACTCGTGAAGTTAGACGTTATTCATGTGACAAATGTCATAGGGACAACACAGTTAAAAATATATCATTTAACGAAAGTGAAATAGAAAGACAGTTTATAAACACCTTACTCAAAAAAGGAACGGATAATTTTAAAATAAGTGTACCTAAAAAGAAAAGCTACGATATTGAAGATAACAAGGTAAAGATAAATGAACAAAGAGCAAATTATACACGGTCTTGGTCATTAGGATATATCAAAGACGAAGAATATTTTATGTTAATGGACGAAACAGAAAACTTATTAAAAGATATTGAAGAAAAAGCGAAATCACATACCGATGAAAAATTAAATGAAGAACAAATAAGAACAGTTAAAAACTTATTGATTAAAGGTTTTAAAATAGCAACACTTGAAGATAAAGAGGATTTAATTACAAGTAGTGTTGATGTAATTAAATTCGAATTTATACCTAAAGAGTTTAACAAAAATAAGACTCTCAACACAGTTAAAATCAATGAGATACAGTTTAAATTTTGA